CTGATAAGCACTGGGTTGTTCTGAACCGCAGTCACTGCAATGCGGATGAACTTCTCAGACGGGATGCCTGTTCCCTTTAGGGCTTTCTGAATCTCGCCTTTCATCTCCGATCCTTCGAGCGTGCGACGCACCTCTTGGATCGGGGTGATCTTTGCGACTGCCGTTGTCTTCTCTGTCATTAGCCATTCTCCTTCTCTACTGATTTCTTCCAGCTGGGCTTGAATGCCCGATAAGCTTTCCGTGTATACGTAACCTCTGCCTCACCGACGATCCCAAGCGAGAGCGTGAAGCCTGCTCCGAGAACCTTCTCTGCATCGCCGGCGAGCGTGAGCAGCTCAGCCTTTGCGATGTTCTTTTCTTCCTCAGCCTGCTTAGCACGATCACCTGCTTCTTTATATTTGATCATCAGCTTTGTGAACTTCTCATCATTGCGGGCATCAAGAACCTTGTTAGGCTCCGCATATCCGTAGAGCCTGGTGATAAAGGCTGCGTCCTTTGCGAAGTCAGGCTTTGGTTCCTGCTCCATAACTACGGTGAGCCAGAAGGACGCGACTCGACGCTTGATCTCTTTGATGATCTTCTCGTCTGGCTCTCGCTTGATGAGAGCAACGCGGTTCCCGCCGATGAGTGCTCCGATGTAGGCGAACTTCCGCCCGCTCACTGCGAGTTGGTGCTGCACCTGAAGTTCGATGTGCGGAGGTGCCTCAAGATCATCCCCCTCGATTGCCCACCCATCACGGAAGGCGAGGGAATCGACGTTTTTGATCTCAAGTAGGCCCTTCTCTGCGATCTGGCCTACACCATTCTCTCCGTAGGGAGTAAGCGTTTCGATCTCGAAGTCAAAGCTAGAGCCCATGCGCAGTTCTGGATCCCGGATGTACTCCTTCATGTGCCGAATCGACCAACCCTGATCAAGGCCAATGCCGTTAGCGATGGCGTCTTGAAGACGGGTGCCCCACTTCATGCGCTCGTTTGGTTCGAGTTCAAGAACCAGCTTGTCTTTCTTCCGGTGCCACAATTCAAAGAGGGTGGTGTAAGGAGACAATCCAAAGAGTGCGGGAGTCTCAGTGCTAGTGATGTCTTCTGCCCGCAGCTGCAGCCAATGCTGCTCATCTCGGGGAACAATGGTTTCGATCATCGGGGTCTCCTGCCAGTGAGCCACGGGGTGTACCCGTGTGTTGTAGTGATCCTTACACTGTTGAGATTATCCCGATAGCAAACGCGAAGTCAAAGGGAAAAACTTTGCCGGCTTTTGGTATCGGTGAGCTAGTGTTGGGGCAGTGACGCTACTGCTGAGGACGAACCCAGACTACTGGGGCCACCCAATCGAGAACCGTGTTCTCGTGAGGCCTGAATGGGCCAGACAGGAAGCCGCTCATCAGGTTCACGGTACCGGGTTTATACCCGCGCGACACGAAGGCGCACACAGGTTTCCCTTTGTGTGGGGATACCAGGGCAAACCTTCCAATTGCGGAAGGGGATAGTGGTCCTGGTTTCTCGGCAAACAAAATCCAGCCGTCAAAGAGCGCAAGCTCAGAGCGCGCCATTGTACAGCGCACAGCGATTGCGTCGGAGGGGAGGTCAGAAGGACCAGTAACCGTGTCCTTTGTCTTCCCAAGGTGGAGTTCGCAGTGGCTGTCGATGGTGCCGATCACGTCATAGGTCCGCACACCTTCTTCAGGGAGTGCGATACCTGCATGGCGTAGCACTTCGATCAGTGGCACGTCGAGCACATCGGCAAACTGCCGTGCTTCTTCCAGCTGCATAGCGCGCTTTCCTCGCAGCAAGAGCGAGAGCGCAGAAGGGTCAAGGGGTCTGCCGTGACGGCCACGGATCTTGCGGGCAAAGCGCCGCTGTGAACCGTAGGGGCTGCGCCTGATTAGGTCAATGAACCACCCGGTGTCAACCTTCACGGGGCCAGTGTTTCATAAATCCCAACGCGCTGCAAGAAATCACAACAGAGAGGAGGACCGGCTTGACTACGCGTTTCGAATATCACAATATGTCTGCAAAAGAGCAACACGAGGGACTAGAACATCTTATGCAAATGACCCCAGCAGAGTACGTGATCTCAGTTTTCCAAGGAGTGCGAGCCACCGCGCGTGCGCTCGGTAGAAGCCCGTCTTCCGTTTCAAAGTGGCAGAAGCCACGCGAGATGCGAGGGTGCGGCGGGAACATTCCAGGTGCCGCGCAACGGCTGATCCTAGATCTAGCGAGGAAGCGTGGCCTTGATATCACTCCCGATGATCTGATCAACGGACGTAGAACATCTAAGCGCCGATCATGAGCCCCACTTAAGGAGCACTTTATGAAGTGGGCGCTTTTTTTTGCTCGATAGTGGTGAGATTTTAGCAACACCCAAGGGGAGTCGATGTGAAATACACAGTCAAGGAGATCTTCTACTCGGTTCAAGGAGAAGGGGTGAACCTTGGCAGGCCGGCAATCTTCGTGCGCTTTGCTGGCTGCAACCTTTGGAGCGGCAGGGAAGAGGACAGAGCAAAGGCTACTTGTCAATTCTGTGATACGGATTTTTTGGGAGGAGAGCCCTTCGTGCGGCCAGAAGACCTGGCCCGTCGAGTTGCTCTCACCGGAAACTCTCGCTTTGTTGTTCTCACGGGGGGTGAGCCTCTCCTTCAAGTAGACACCCCGCTTGTCTCAGCTCTTCGTCATTACGGCTTTGAGATCGCAATCGAAACAAACGGCACCCGTCCTATACCTCCACAAATTGACTGGGTCTGTCTTAGTCCGAAGGCAGGAACGATTCTCGCGATTGATACGTGCGATGAATTAAAGCTTGTCTTCCCACAGAAGAATCTGCCGCCAGAGAGGCTTGATCACATCAAGACCTGGCATCGGTGGCTCTCTCCTATGGATGGACCTCACTTAAGGCGAAACGTCGCGTTCGCAGTCGACTACGCAAAGCAACACCCCGAGTGGCGCGTGAACATTCAGGCGCACAAGGCGTGGGGAGTTAGGTGAGAGTGGCTCTCCATTATCACGGGCTGCCGCTCACGCCTGCATCACTTCTTGATCTCTTGGCAGGCAAGAACGTCTGCATCAGCTATGCGACAGCTCGCACATCAAACATTCTGTGGGCTCTTCGTTACGCGCAATCGATCATGTGGGATAACGGCGCGTTCTCAATCTTCACTCAAGGTAACGGTGCTCTTAACCCTTTTGAATTCTACTCGTGGGTTGAACCCTACCTTGGACATCCGCACTGGGCAGTAGTTCCTGATGTGATCGATGGATCAATAGAGCAGCAGCGCGAACTAACAAAGACCTGGCCCTTTCCAAAGGACCTCGGTGCTCCTGTGTGGCACTTAGGTCTCTCGATGGATTACCTGTTTGAACTTATCGATGCGTGGCCGCGCGTTTGTCTTGGGTCCTCTGGTCAGTACTGGGACGTAGGGTCTGAGACTTGGGAGCGGCGAATGGATGAGGTGTTTAACCAGCTCGCGCGCACCCGTCGCCACATGCCTCATCTCCATGGTCTTCGGATGCTGGGGCAACTCGGTAAGAGGTGGCCGCTAGCCTCAGCTGACAGTGTCAACGTCTCGAGAAATTTTAAATCTAGTGGTCAGTGCCCTGGCTGCATGGCCACTCAGATTGATCAAGTCAACAGCCCACTCTCGTGGAGCATTCAAGAGGATTTGTTTGTATGAGTAAAGTCACGATCTGTAAACGCTATCACTTCTCGTCTTCTCACTTTCTGCCGAAGGTCCCACCAGAGCATCCGTGCGCGAACCTCCACGGTCACAACTACGTCGTTGAGGTGGAAGTTCAAGGCCCCATTAACGAGCAGGGGTTTGTGATTGATTTCCATAATCTTGATCTGCTCGTGAAGCCTCTAATCAAGACGGTTGATCACAGGCATTTGAATCTCGTGGCAGGTCTTGAGAACCCCTCCGCTGAAATCATAGCTACCTGGTTTCTAAACAACCTCGATCACGCATCCGCGATAACGATCTGGGAAACAGAAAAGTGCTGGGCGCGGGTCAGTAGGTATGAAACTTAGGCCTTATCAAGAGCGCATCATTGATGAAGCACGCTCGCTCATGCAGAAGGGCCAGCGCTCGCTTTTAGTTCAGTCACCCACTGGCTCAGGCAAGACCCTTCTCACTGCTCACATGTTAAAGACCGCAGCTGAAAAGGGAATGGCCTCGTGGTTCATCGTCCACAGGCGTGAGCTCGTGAAGCAATCGATCCGCGCCTTCGCAAACGTTGGGGTCCGTCACGGAGTCATAGCAAACGGGTTCATCGAGGATCGTTCCCCTCTTGTTCAGATCGGATCCATTCAAACACTCGGCAAGCGCTACCAGAATCTTCGCCGGCCACGGCTTGTGATCTGGGATGAGTGCCATCACGTGGCTGCTGGTTCGTGGGCAAAGATCTTTGCTGCGATTCCTGATGCCTTTCATATTGGGCTTACCGCAACACCCACGCGCCTTGATGGAACTGGCCTTGGCACCTGGTTCAAACGAATGATCCAGGGGCCAACAGTTGAGTGGTTAATCGCGAATAACTTTCTTGCTCCTTATCGTCTCTTTGCCCCAACAGGAGTGAACACCGATGGGATCCGCAAGAGCATGGGGGATTTCGCTCGCCAAGAGTTATCAGCAGCGGTGGATAAGCCGACAATTACCGGCAACGCTATTAGAGAGTACCGAAGACGAGCGGGAGGCAAGCGAGCAGTCGTCTTCTGTGTCTCTGTTGAACACTCAAAACATGTTGTCGCTGAATTCCGATCTTCAGGAATCTCCGCTGTCCATGTCGACGGTGAAACGGAAGTTGAAACAAGAGACGACGCTATCCGGCGCTTTGAGCGAGGAGAGATCAGCGTACTCAGTAACGTGGAACTATTCGGAGAGGGATTTGATTTGCCGTCGCTTGAAGTCGCCATTCTCCTTCGGCCCACTCAATCGCTTGGGCTTTACCTCCAACAAGTAGGCCGGGCTCTTCGCCCATCTCCCGGGAAGACTGAGGCCATCATCCTTGATCACGCTGGGAATTGCGAGCGTCATGGTCTGCCTGATGAGGAACGTGAATGGACCTTGGAAGGTGGAATCACAAGACGTAAGAAGCAAGATGACTCTGGTCCATCGGTCAAGATTTGTAAGCGCTGCTTTGCTGCCCAATTTCCTGGTCGAACTAGCTGCTCGTACTGTGGCCACCCCTTTGAAGTTGAATCGCGCAAGGTCCAAGAAGTTGAAGGTGACCTAGCAGAGGTGAACGCGGAGTTGC